TCAACAACTCGTCATACGCGGTCGTCACGTCCACGATGACGATTGACCAGAGCACGAATACCGGCCTTCTGACACTGAATGCAAACAATGCCACGGCGACCGGCAACCACGTCGTGCTGCGGACTTGGCGCACGTTCCCGGTCATTTCCGCCGCGCCGACGTACCTCTATTTCAGCGCAATCGGCGTCAACCAGACGGCGATCAACGCGCAGTGCGACGTCGGCCTTGGGTTTGCGCTGACGACCGCGGCACCGACAGACGGCGTTTTCTTCCGGTGGACGCTCGGCGGCGCACTCGTCGGCGTGCTCAACAACAATGGCGTCGAGACGACGACCCCCAATCTGACGCAGATTTCGGACAACGAACGCGCCGAATACCTCATCGTGATGAATGACGAGAGCGTCGAGTTCTGGATTGACGGCGTTTTCCGCGCCAGCCTTAGCGCCGTCACGACGTACACGGGTCACGGTGTCACCCGATCGCAGGCGCTTCCGTTCCTCGCGCGCCTCTTCAACTCGGGCACGGCATCGGGCGCCAAGTCGATCCGCATCGCCGAAGCCAGCGTGTCGATGGGCGACCTCGCGTCGAACCGCCTGTGGGCGACGCAGATGGCGGGCATGGAACTGGGTTCGCACCAGATCCCGCCCGGTGCTACCGCAGCGCAGACCGCGACGTGGGCGAACAGCGCGGCACCCGCCTCGGCCACGCTATCCAACACCGCCGCCGGCTACACGACGCTGGGCGGCATCTTCCAGTTCGTTGCGGTGGCCGGCGCGGAAACGGATTACGCGCTCTTCGCCTATCAGGTCCCCGCCGGCTCGGTCACGCAGCCCGGCAAGAACCTGATCGTGCGCGGCGTGCGTATTGAGACATTCAACAGCGGCGCGGCGGTCGCGACGACGCCGCACGTCTTCATGTGGGCGCTCGGCGCGGGCTCGTCGGCCGCGTCGCTGGCGACCGCGGACAGCCTGACCGCCGCCGGCCGCGCGCCGCGCCGCATCCCGCTAGGCGTGCAATGGCTGCCCGTCGCCGCGGTCGTCGGTCAGGTCGCGTCGCCCGTTGACGTCAACCTCGACGCGCCGATCCTGATCGCGGCCGGCACCTTTGTGCACATCATCCTGCGGATGCCCACGGCAACGGCGACGGCGTCCCAGGTCATCCGTGGCACGGTCATGATCAACGGCTATTTCGAGTGAGGCGAGCATGGTGACGCTAACGGGCGGCTCCATGGGGGGCGAACAGGTCGACGGTGACGGGTGGGCGCCCAACACTGAGCGCGTGTTCGGCGGTCTCAAGTACCGGCGCGACTACGTCGATCTGGCCGTGTTTACGGGCGCCGCCTAAATGAGCGTCGCCGCCCTGATCCTCGCCGCGCAGGCGCTGAAGAACCGCAACACGGCGGACACGGAAGCCTACAAGGCGCTGATTGACCAAATCGCGACGCTGGCCGATCGGCCGGGGCGCGACGGGAGAGACGGCCGGGACGGCGCGAGCATCGATCGCGCGGTGGTGCGGGACGGGCGGCTTGTCCTCACGCGGTCCACGGGCGACGATATCGACGTGGGGCCTGTCACCGGGTCGAAGGGTGATCGAGGGGAGCCGGGGCCGAAGGGCGAAAGCATCGTCGGGCCGGCTGGCCCTGCCGGTCGCGATGGGCGGGACGGCGAGGATGGCGTCGGCATCGCGGACGTCGCGCGGGTCAAGGATAGCATCGTCCTCACGCTTGATGACGGGCGCACGGTTGATCTGGGGTCGTTTCGTGGACCTGCCGGGCCTTCTGGTCCTCGTGGCCCGGCGGGCACTGGCGGCACGGGCGGCGGCGCGGCGATCACCGTGCAGGACGAAGGATCAACCCTCACCACGGAAGCCACAAGCCTTAACTTCACCGGCTCGGGCGTCACGGCGACCAACTCTGGCAGTTCGGTGACGATCGACGTGCCGGGGTCGAGCGGGTCAGGACTTCAACTAATCGGGTCCGCGACGCTCACGACGCAGTCCAGCACGACGGACGTGATCCCCTACGACGGGACGACCCCCCTCTGGAACGAGGGGTCGCTGCTGATTGAGGCGACGGCCACGCCGTCCAGCGCCAGTTCGACGCTCGTCGTCGTGTTCAATTCGCCGCTGGTGAGCGGCACGCCCGCGGGCGGCGGCGGCATGATCTCGCTGTTCCGCGACGGCACCGGGACGTCGGCGGCAGAGACGGCCGTGATTGTCTATCAGAACGCGACGATGTGGATGGCGCCCGCGTCCATGTGGTTTTTTGAATCCGCAGGCTCGACGGCATCCACGACGTTCTCCGTGCGGTATGGGTCGTCGGGCGGGGGGACCGTCTTCGTCAACCGGCTACAGCAGGACGCTTTGGCCCCCACCACGACGACCACGCTGCTCATCTTTGAGGCCCCGCCATGATGTTGCTCGGCCCACTGCCAGCGGTGCTTGACGACGTCACCGACGAATGGGCATCCACGCCGGTCGAGGCGTGGGTGACGAGCGACGGGCCGGTCATGCGCCCGCGCGTGCAGGCATCGGACGGCGTCGCGGCGACGGGCGCGCAGGCCCGCGCGCTGGTCGAACGGATCGCGTGGGACACTTTGCGGGCCGAGCGGAACGCGCGCCTCGCCGCAACCGACTTCCGCGTGATGGCCGACGCGCCGTGGGACCTCGCGCCGTGGCTGGCCTACCGGCATGCCCTGCGCGACATGCCCGAGACGACGACCGACCCGCTCGCACCCTCATGGCCGACGGAGCCGACGTGAACCTCTACGACACCGACCAAGGGCGTTTCCTCACGCTTCCCGACCCGTTTTTCGACGAGTTGCTCGGGGTGCATCGGGAGTATTGCCCGGCGCTTTTGACGTTCTGCCGGTCGGTTATCAAGGAAGGCGGCATTGTTCTGGACATTGGCGCCAACATCGGCGCGGTGGCCGTGCCCTTGGCGGGTATGGTGGGCAAGTCGGGGCATGTCATCGCGGTAGAGCCTCAGCCGTTGGTTTCGCGGGTGCTGAATGCGAACCTCGCGATCAACGGTCGATGGAACGCCACGGTAATGAATGCGGCAATGGGCGACAGGATGGGCGCGGTGACGGTGCCGATCCTTGATCCCGAGAAGCCCAACAACTACGGCGGGCTTGGGCTTGACGATTTTCGGGGTGGGGCGGCGGTCCCCATGGTCACCGTGGACAGCCTAGCGCTTCGACGTTTGGACCTGATGAAAATCGACGTCGAGGGGCATGAAATGACCGTGATTGAAGGCGCGGGGGATACGCTCGCGCGGTGCCGGCCGGTGGTGATAGCGGAAGCTGAAATCGGCACGCTGTCCGATGATTTGGTCGCGTGGGCACCGGGGCACGGCTACCGGCCGCACTGGCTCACGACGCAGTACACGACCCGCGCGACCGAGGGCATTTGGCGGGACTGTGTGTCGATTGACATGGTGCTATGGCCGGAAGAGAACGGGGAGATTGACCTGCCGCGCGCGGTGACGTCGGATTGGCGCGGCGAAGTCATGGCGTGGCAAGCGGCGGCATAGTGGACGCGCTTGATTGTTTGTGTTAGCGTGGAATCAGAGAATGCGGTTTTGCGACGATGGCTCCCATTTGGGGGCCATTTCCATGTGAGGATATCCCGATGCCGAAGTCTGCCGCGTGGCAACGCAGCGAGGGCAAGGCGAAGTCCGGGGGGCTAAACGAAAAGGGCCGGCGCAGCTACGAGCGCGAGAACCCTGGCTCCGATCTTAAGGCCCCGGTGAAGTCGGGCGATAACCCCCGGCGCGCTTCGTTTCTGGCGCGGATGGGCAACATGCCCGGACCCGAGCGGGACGATAAGGGCGAGCCGACGCGGCTGTTGAAGTCGCTCAATGCGTGGGGCGCCAGTTCCAAGGCCGATGCGCGGGCGAAGGCTGCATCGATCAGCAAGCGCAATGAGGGCAAGAAGTGAAGGATTACCGCAAGGGCGGAAAGGTCAAGGGGCCGGGCACGGGAACCAGCGACAGCGTTCCTGCAAGGCTATCGAAGGGCGAGTTCGTGACGACCGCCAAGGCAACACGCGAAATCGGCGCCGATAAACTTCGGCGTCAGATGACATCGGCCGAGCG